AAGACATCCTGATTCTCCATCAAGAACTTGAGCAATCGCTCCTCGTACCAACGAGCTTTGCGTAGATCTTCTATGGGTTTTTTCTTGTACCTAAATCTCCAGCGGTACTTCAAAGAGTTACCACGCAAATAACCTACAAACTCATCAGGCGTGAGCATGGCCTCAATAGCTTCTATGCACTCTATGTGTCCGTTATTATAGTGGGGTGGATGATCTACCATAGTGTTTATTAAATTAGAGTACGATTTACCTAAACGATTATCAGGAATGTTTTTACCGTACACAGGATGATCATTAGGCCCTTCCCATTCTTCTGCTGTATTCCAAGCATCAGCTATGGCCGTATTAAGTTTAACTTTATTCCACTCTTCTGGTGTTGCGTCATCAATGCTCATTGCATCTCCAAATCAAGTTTATCATTACGTTGTTTAAATTCTTCAGATTCCTTAGCGGTAACATCAATCCAATTATCTGGGATACTGTCTTCACTAAACCATCTAAAACCATTTTTGTATGCCCATTCAGCGTGAGATCGCTTAGTACCATCCTTACGCCTCTTGGCTCCGGGCATAGGAGCGGAGGGGTTAGCAAACAAGAATACTAGTTCTGTGTCTTCGGGTAAATGCTTTTTAACCCAAACATATTTATTGTATTCTTGGAAGTCCCAGAACCTACCCTTAGATTCTAATAGGATTAACTTACCGTCTATCTTTCTAACAAAGTCAGGCTCATAAGTATGCTCTATTATATAAGATATTTTGTCAGCATGATGTTCCCAATCTTTTAGTATAGACTCATGAAGGACTGCTTCCCATATAGAATCATATTTACTTCCATCTGACTTGACGTATTTCTTAGGGCGGGGGACTCTAGGTTTTCTTACTCTGGGCTTTAATTGTTTTCTTTTTGTACTAATCTTCTTTCTCTCTATTTCTAGCCCTGTAATTTTCTAGGTCTTGCATTGATATTGAATCTACATCTACCCCCAAAGAAACTAATTTTTTTATTGTTTTCTTAGTCCACTTAGGAGAATAAAAACTAAGCCACATATGATTGTTAGCATAGAAGTAGTTAGCGTCAGGTAAAAAAGAATATAGGTTATCCTTAGTTATCCTGTCGTGATCTTCTTCTGGCGTCATGCCTTTCAACCACTCCATAAGTATGGCATCAGCTTTTCTATTTATTTTTTTAATTACTTTTGAGTTCACGTAATCTCCTCTACTCTAGGTACGGATTTAACTTCTGTTAAGAATACAGGGCCTCTAGCATATTGGAATTGCCTTAGACCTTTACCGTCATTAGAATCACTGTAGCATTCAAACTTGTAGGGGCAATAGAAACAATTCTTATTAAGTTTCATGTTGCCACCTTTGCCCTCTGGTACGGGATCGTAGCATCTTTCGGGCGGCGAGTCAAGCGCCAGATCACTTTTTATTTTATTTATTCTATTCTTGATATTAATCTTATCCAGTTCTTCTGGCTTGTATAAAGCAAGCTCGCCTGTCTCTTTGTTAATAGCTAAGAACCCACCATTAGAAGTACCTTCTGATTCTTCATATCCAGATAACTGGGCTATGTAACCAAAAGGATCGTCCTCCGCCAGCGTACCAGAAAGAAACTTATTGAACGCCCTGCCTGATGCAGTCTTAACATCGACTACTTCACCGTCAATCTTAGAGTCTATGTGTCCAAGTATACCATCGACATTAACTTCCTTCTGTTGATCTGTAACTGTATGTCCAGACAGGTCAACAAGAAAAAGTAATATCTCTTCTAGTAAATGTCCGTATAAAAACTTTATAAATGTAGGCGGTGATATTGATTCTCTAGCGTTTTTATTCTTGCTTTCATACCACAGTTGTCTAGAAGGCTTACCTACATTTGACATCCTCAAAGAAAAATTAGAGTTCCTCTTCTCAGGATTCTTCCAGCTATAGAATATATTTTTTAAATTATCTCCAAGCTGCTCTATGGATTCATCTGGTATATCTATTGGTTTGTTCTCGCACAGCGGCGACAACACAGAATAAATATCTTCTATTAAAGTGTCTAAAGATTTAGAAGAGTTCAAGTTGTTTTACCTCAAATAAAGAATCTAATTTATCAATAGCTAAGCTGGCGTCACAAACAAACCACTCCCCTCTACGTGGGTAATGCTCTTCAAGTAAAGCATGTGCAGATGATTCTGATGCGCGTCTGTCGTTAGTATCATATGTCTTTACTACCTCATAATCCCTATATGGTGAGGATGTTTGATACTGTTTTAATCTATCTTCTGCGTCTACAGCCATGCCTACTTTGCACCAACTAGGAAAGGCGGGGTTGCGTAAGATATATACCTGCCCTTCTTTTGACTCTTCGTAGTTCCGTAAAGAACTAAAAGCAGCATCTGTAAATCCTTTGTAACGTCCGGGCTTGTATAGAGGGTGATTAAAAGAAATGTACTTCCCGTTAACCCACATTCGACTTTCATTGCTTTTTTGTTTGCAGGTATTACACCAATATTTTTTTTGCTTTACTTGACTGCTTTGCCAATTAAAACCTTCTTTTAAAATAACGTCGCAGTGAATGCATTTATTAGTGGGTTTCAGCCCAGTTGTTTCCGACATTGTACTCTCCGTCTAGTGGACAATTAAGGTTAAGATCTTTACCAGCAGCTACAATAGCAGCTACTCCAATCTCACCCACCCGTTCAGCATGTTCTTTATCTACCTCTACTTGCCATTCATCATGTACGTTAGCGACAAAGTGAGCGTCAATGCCTTCTTTATTTAGGACATTATTAAATATAATTAAAGCTTGTTTCATTACTATAGCTCCAGCGCCCTGTAAAAGAGTGTTGAGTGCAGAGTGTTTAGATCTGACAAATAACTTTCTACCGTCTAACCCTTTAAGGAATCCTTTCGTTGAAGATCTTTCAACGTTATTTGTAAGAGTTGTAAATGCTGGAAGATTATTAAAGAAAGATTCTCTAACTGAACTTGCATGGCTTGTGCTTCCTCCAAGAATTTCTGACAGTCGTTTAACTCCTGCGCCGTAGCAGAGGGCATAAATGAATGTCTTCGCCTTATTTCTTGATTCAATTCCTGCAAGTTTTTGATTAGTGGTGTGAATGTCTCCGTTAATGACTTCATTAGTATAGTCCTCATCGTTCATATAATGTGCCAGCATCCTGAGTTCAAGACCACTGGCGTCTATGCCCACAAGTTTACTGCCCCTTGGAACCGTCCAACACGCTCTACAGTCTTTCCCATACGGCGATGCCGTGCTAGGAACCTGTGCTAGATTAGGATCTTTGTGCGTCATGCGTCCTGTAATTGTACCATTACTATTAACATAACCTCTAACTCTATTGTCAGGATCTGCTTTCTTGATCCAAGATTCTACTTGAGCCACGCGCTTCTGATACATAAGATAATCAGCTATCAACTTAGCTTCTGGTATGTTATCTACTTTAGATAGTATCTTTTCATCTACTTGTGGTTGTCCAGTAGGTGTGAATGCCTTTGGCTTCCAACCAAACTCTATTAAGTATTCACCTATTTGTTTTCTAGAGCCTAAGTTGAAGTCGGTAATGATACTTCTAGCAACTTTAACTACTGAGTCTTTTTTAGTTACAGCTTGCATCTGACTGTACTCAAACTGACTTAGCCTAGTGTTCTTACCTAGATTAGTTGTAGCAGACTTAGATAGCTTACCATCTTTAGTATACTTAGGGTACAGCCACAGTGTTTCTTTCCTTGGTTGAAACCTCTCTTGAACCTGTGCTACCACATCAGCCATCTTAATGTTTAATTCAGATAGTAATGATGTAGCTGCGTCCATGTCTAATAAGAAACCATGCTCACGCTGCGCGGATATTATCTTGTATGTTTCCATCTCAAGATCTACGCTTTGTTTAGTGAAGCCTTTACTTTCTTTCTTGAGCGCATCAAAGACTAATCTATTTAGTCTCACATCCTGCATACAGTACTCAAGCATCTCGTTAGAGAATCTATCGTACTCTTCAAAGTCAATCTTAGGAGAGCCTAGCTCGTAGCCCCAACGCTCAAGACCGTGATTGCCTTCACGTATTGGATTAAACAATCTAGACAACACAAGTGTATCTACTATGATCTTGTCACGTAGTTTTACTTTACCAAACTTCTCGACCACAGGTATGTCGAAACCAATTATGTTATGTCCTATCAGTTTGTCAGCAGACTCTAAGAGTTTGTATCCCTCTTGTAACTGATCGGGGCCAAAAGCATATTCTTCATTTGTATTTACATCTACTGCACATATACACCATATTTTAGTTGATACAAGTCCATCAGTCTCTACGTCAAATACTAGGTGTTTCAAAGTTCTATTTCCTCTTTGTCTTCTTCAACAAATGTTTCGCTTAGTCTACCAGTATCTTTGTCATATAACAAATGGCCAGCTAGTCCTGTCTCACCTGTATACCTAGACTTCAAGACACGAAGCCGTGTAGTCGCTGATTCAACTGGATCATCAGATTGCTGGTTACGCTCTAGTGCAATAACACAGTCAGATATTTGACCAATACCATTAGATCCGCGAAGGTGTGACATAGCTACTTCGATGCCGTTCTCATGTCCCTTGTTACCATCAATACGGCGTAAGTGAGACACAAGTACCATGCCTACGCCTGTCTCTTCTACTAAAGATCTAAGCCTAGTCATAATGTTATCAATGGCTCTACGCTCATCGCCTTCAGCCATAGCAGATGTCATCATGCCTAAGTGATCTATGACTACCCACTTACAATCAAGTCCTATAATCATGTATCTAAGTTTAGAGAATAGCTCGTCTACATCTTGTACTCCAAGGTGTGAATGTACTATCAATCTATGAGCATTATCTCCTGCATGAAGGAAATCAAAGTATTTAGACAGTTGTTCTTTAGGTACTTCATCTCTTATTTGTTTTATGTATAGTCGCTTGTCAGCCTCAATAGATAGTAGTCCATATACTGTACGCTTCCAGTTCTCTTCAAGGGCCAGTATGCCTACATTATCTTTTGTAGTTTTTAGTAGCCAGTGTTCTAGCTCCCTAACGACACTAGACTTACCAGTACCTGTACCCGCAGTGACCGTAACAAGTTCACCCATCCGTATACCAAACAGTTTTTCATTGAGGCCTTCCCAAGGATAGGGAATAGATTCTTTTTCATCCTCACTAAAGAACTCTTCTTTCATGTCGGTAATATCTAGTACGCCAGCGGGGGTATATACCTTAGCTGCCCACCATGCTGCCATGTACGCGCTCTTCTTGTTATTGCGTAGCATGTCATTAGCATCTTTAGATTCAGGCGGTAGATGTACTATCTTCGCCTTCCCCGGCTTGAATAACCTAGCAGCTTTTGTAGCCGCTTCCATTCCTACCTTATCGTTATCAAAGTTAATAACCACATTATCAAAAGATTCTAAGAACTCTAGGTTTTCTTTAAGGTCTTTGACTGCACCTCCAGCGCCGTTCTTAACGGACACTACAGGCCACTTTGACCCCATCAACTCGTAGGCTGACATGGCGTCACATTCACCCTCTACAATGGTTATAAACTTACCACCGTGTTGCCATAGCTGTTGACCGAAGAGCATCGTACCCTTAGGGGAGCCGCGCCAAGAAAAGTCTTTTGTTTTACAATCTCTGACTTTTGTACCTACTATTTCGTTAGCTATGTAGTAGGGGTATAAGTGAGAAGTTACATTGTCTTGATACTTAGTAGCCTTAACTCCAAACTTCCTAGCTGTATCCAATGAGATACAACGATCAGTCAAAGCTATAAAGTCTCCGTCGTTATTATTCATAGAGTTGTTTTTATAAGTTCTAAAGTCTTCCACATTATCCTCAAACTTATTGTCGCCATAGTAATCAGGTATTCTTTCATAGCAACTGAAGCAATACGCTGACCCGTCTTCATTAACACTTGCTGCATCACTACTGCCGCACAATGGGCAGGGCTTATGATATTCTACAAATGACATTTAACCTCCATAAAAAGAAGGGGCCTTTACAGCCCCTTTAGTTTTAGATCTCATGTGATTCTGATTTAACTGGTTCGTCAGCTTCCTCCTCTTCTACTAGCATATCATCGGTTAGTTGTTGACCTATGACTCCATTGAAACCTCGAAGAGCCATTTCTAATTTAGTCATAGTCTTGCGAAGTGTCGCCACCTCTTTGTCTGTTTCTAGTAACAGAATGAATGCAGACTTACCTTCATCTGTAAACTTATCTACAGCGTAGAGTCCGTCTTCAGTTGTGTAAGTCCATCCTTGTTGATCGCTCATAATTCCTCCAATTCTTCTTCATCTTCAACATCAAACTCATCTCCGTCGCCGGAATAAGTAACTAGTTCTAGTACTTGCATAGCTTGGAAATCTAATCCACGATATACAGTACCATTACGAGTTGATTCCCAAGGCTTATATTGAACCTTTACTTTGGAACCATTACCAACTTGATAGTCAACCTCTTCACGCTGACGGTCGATTAGTTTGGGTGCGCGTCGTATCATACCATTAGGGCCATTTACTTTGCGCTTAATAACAACTGTTGGGCCTTCTTCCTTATCAACAACCTTGATACCTTCTGATCTAAGGCGCTCAGCATCCTCACTAGATATTACTAGGTTGACTGTATAAGTAGGCTCAAAAGTAGTGTTAGGTGATTTAACACTTGCCCAATAAGCGATACCTTCTAATACCATATTTTATACTCCTTTGGTTAAGTTTGCGTAATTTACCATCCACGCCCATGAATGTCAAGCATAAAGATCCTGCCAGTTTTTCGGGCGCTTCTTAACTCCTCTACTGGCATGTTGCTTTGCCGCATACCAATAAATAGATTTAAGTTCATCTCGTATCTGTCTGATTGTAAATGTTTTTTTAGAACCTCCTGCTATTGGTTTCACTGTAGCTTTTTTGCTACCAATAGAAATGTCACACAAGCGCCATCCATCAACATAGACCCACGTAGTAAAACTGTCGCTGCGTTTTGGGTTGAGCAGCATTGTTTTTAATTCTAGTATGTCTTCTACCATTCGCCCAGATACTCTATAAACTCTGAGAATAAAATACCTAGTTGCTTATCATCAAGTTTGTAGCACCCGACCTCGGCACATCGCCGCTCGACAAACGTAATAAATCTGTCGCGCATTCTAGTATTAGGTGCAGGAGCCGCTATGCGTAGCGCAAAAGTCTGGCACCACCAATCATCAATATCAGATTTAAATTCTTGAACTGTATCCGTCGCACTCATACTGACTCCTCAATTGCTAAGTTAATGTAGTTTTCAATAAATGTAATTACAAAATCATCACCATGTCTTAAGCACAGATCCAATGCGTCGGCTCTTACTTCATCGCCAACAGGCTCATAGAAGTGATAAACTTTTGCATACTTAGATATATGATTAATAACATCAATGACTGACTGCATTACCTCATTCCTTTTTGATTCATTAGTCTTTTGGTGGCACACTTGCCGCATAATGTTTTTACCCAGATAAAAACCATACCTAGCGGATGCCCTAGTTTTTTACACTCAGCGCATCTAATTAAATCTTTATTGGCCACTTAGCATTCTCCGCTGTTCCTGACGCCTGTAGTTATATGTAGTTGAATAGCCTATCCCAATAGCTTCTGCTATCTCACCTACTGTAAAGCCCTCTCTAGTCATTCTAAATACTGACTGCTTTTCTTCATCAGTTAGTTTACTTTTGTGCTGCTTATTAGTCTCAAAGTATTTAGATAAATTATCTTGAGCGCGGATAGCTTTAAGAAGCATTGTCATTAAAATCTCCTGATACTATTTGCTCTAGTGTTAAAATTTCTAACATGCCTATGATGCAAGCAATAGCTTTTATATTAGAAGACTGAGGAGAACTCCAAAAATAACTAGAGTAATTCCTAACATGCTGTTTTAAATATTGGGTGAAGTTCATCATGCCTCCAGCATTACTATGTTGTTTATAATGAGCAGTTTATCCACTTACTCAGGTGGCAGGAGATACTATGCAGCGGCAGCGAGCGGGAAAGAACCAATTACTTTCTGTACTCGCTCAGACTTTTTAACTTGAGCCACTGGAACATCAATAGCATTCTTACGATTGCCGCGATGATGGCTAGACCAATCAGTTAATGTATTATACAAAGCCCAATAGTTCTGCCCCATGTTGCGGCGATAGTGCTTAGTATAAAGATCCCACATATAAAACAAACTGCTGTTATTGTATGCGGTGGGCATATTCATAATCTCTCTAATGTTTTCGCCCTCACCAACTTTGCCAATAGCAAACTTAGATCCTGCTGCCTCGCTAATTAATAGGAATGCATTAGTCTCGTTTACTTCGGTGTTTGCCCACTCAGCCCAGATTTCATTCTGCTTATCTAGCATTCCAATGATACCATTTAACTGTCGAGCGCCATGATCTACATTTAACTTCTGAGTATGTCGAGCCTTGTAGATTGTAGCGGCACCTGTAGTAAACACTTGATGATTAGTACATGCAGACTGATGTGCCCCAGCACTAGCTTGGTAGGGCCACACTGAGTTAAAAGAATTAATATGCAGCATGGTCATCTGCGCCGTGTCACCGTCAGGAGTTTGAATCTCATGATTAGGTAATAGGTGCCGAACAAAACATACTGAGCCGCCATCGCCGACTTGTATAGTTTCTTTAATATCTTTTAAGTTAAGACTGCTACGCTCTAGAATGTTACGTGCAGTATCAATCATTTCTTTATGAGATACTGGCTTGTATCGCTCGCCGTGAATCGCCAACACATCGTTGGTATCCTCACGATAGTAAACTCTTTTGTTATTTACAGTATGGATATTGCCGAACCTGTCAGAGTCTTTAGCTTTGAATAGTACTGGAGTGGATGCGACCTCAAAATCTGCGGCACCGTAGCCGGTATTACGAAGATCATCTACTTGATTAGCGTTGCCGAACATTTGAACTACTTGGTTCATAATAACTCCTGATTAATAAAACTATCTTGTCGTGATGACGGGGCCACTTTAGCACCCCGCCTAACCCTTGTCAAGCCAGTTGAACGAGCGTGAAAGGATTACCGAAGAAACTAGGCTGATCCATCTCAGATAGTCTTTGTTTAATACTAGAACCCTTCCGCAGTAGTGTACCTATACTGCCTTTTTTGTCAAGGAATCGAAGGTCTGTAGTATCAAAATTGTATAACTTACGGCGCTTGCCGTTGGCTATTATGGTTACTGGTCGTTTGAACTCCCCCTTAGTTTCTTTTGTATTTAATGGCAGCGCGACGTTCAGACCGTCAGCGATTGCAGTTTTAGTTTGTTTAATTACTTTACTGTTCAGGAATGAACCTGAGAAAGTTAGATGATAGTTAGACAAAGTATTTCTTTGGACACGATGCAGTATTTTACTGTAATCATAAAACTGTATGTTGGGCAGCGACTCAATTAAATCTGTCCAATCAATATCACTGGTGCCGTTCAAACGGATACAGTAATTATCTTTTTCATTCTTAATTATTTCACTACGCAATCTGTCCTTGAACCCGTCAGGGTCTAGTACATACTGTAATGTGCGCCGAGTCATTGCTAACTGAGATTGATTCATCGCTAACCTACCAGATTTTTTACCTAAACAATCATCTTTGCAGCCAGCAACATCAGCATAGGGACACAAAGTTTTAGTAGATACTGCATCTGCCGGTTGCAAATAAAGTATTCCCGTGGTATAATCTTTTTCTTTAAAGCCTTTTAAGATCTTTTGAGAACTATTAAACCCTAATAAAGGTCTACTTGTAGACATAAAGAAAGACTTATTAGATCTTAAAAGCTCTAAAGACTCTGAAGATATTATGTTAGCCAGCTTTACCATCGACCACCTCACTAATTTTAAAATAATGTTGAGATTTAACTTGTTTCGACCCCTGACCCCAGCGTACCATACTCAATTCAAAAAGTCTATCGTCATCCGAAACCATGACAATTTCTTTTTCTAGATCATTATAATCACATTCATCTAAAATTCTTTTTAAATCTTTATAAGTCATACCAAGCACCATCAATCCAGATTAAAATTTTCTTTGCACAATTAACACACAATAGTTTATATTCAATATAAACCATTGAGTATTTACTTTTTACTGCACCACATCGTTCGCATTGGCTCATAGTATTTTATCTTTCCTTAGTGCGCTATAGCACATTACTACAAAGCCCCAGCTAAGTATTGCACCGAACAGTAAAAAACATACTGCAAACACTAACATCCCACCATCTAAACTAGTACCATTCAGCACCATAGACAGTAGTATGGCTCCAGTATAAGTACTAATTACCATCGCTACGAGTACCCAAGCAGCTAAAACTATTAATCCAAGTATCATACAATTCTCCTAAAAATGTTTAATTATGCAGCCTCTTCTTCTTCTACAATTTCTAGTAGTTCTTTAAGAGCTTCTATTCTTAGATCAATTAAATCTATTGCATGTCGCCTTGTCTCTATACCAAGATCCGTAATCTTAGATTGCACCATTAAGTCTACAAGGCGGTTGCCAGAATCAGGAACTTCAATACCTTTTAATTGCTCCACTAGAATTTTCTGAACCTCAATATCAATATCAAGATCAATTACTTTTTCTCGCAAGTTCTTTTTTAACAATTCTTTACTCATTGGCAAAACCTCAATAGTTATACTGACAAAAGGGAGCCGAAGCTCCCCAAGTCAGGTTAGTTAATTTACTTACAAAGATCTTCACTACGATAAGAAATTGCATCGTCAATAGCTTCCAAGATTTTCCTAGTAACCCTAGATTCTACACGCCCTATTTCATCTTCTACTATAAATCTCATAGCAGCAGCATAGTCTTTTCTATTAATTCTATTATCTAAATTATATCTTAGGTCGTATACAGCCTTGGCAAATTCCTGCAAAGTTTGAGCATTGTAATTAATATCAAGATAATTACTATATTCGTTACTATACTCACGCTTTTCTGAACGAGTTAATTCTGAACCGTTTTCATTAAGAATCATATTTAATACTCCAAAGGTTTGGTAAAGCCCCCCGAAGGGGGCAGATTAATTTATTATTAACGCTTGATTATTTTTGGCTTTGCGGCTGATTTTTTATTTTTATTGGCAGCAGCAGTTCTTTTCAACTGGTCATCTTCGATGCGCTGCTCGATTTCTCGTGGGATTACTTGAAGTTTAAAAAACTTCTGTACGTCACCGTGAGTCATCTTGGCTTCGCCAAAGTGTGCCGCAGTCGCTGCCGTGACTCTGGCCCGAAGGATACGCATGTTCTTAGTATTAGTTTTACTGACACGCCATTTCTTTGCAACGCAAGCAGTAAACATACTGATCACGGCTTGGAATTGCTTGTAGCTTGCGGTGCGATTTGCGTCGATGTTTGCGAATGTGTTCATACTGACTCCTAGTTTCAAATTGTCACTGGCCTTGCCGCCAGCCCCAACAAAGCTACAGGCTGAGAGCGAAAAGGTCAAGCTCCCATCGCGTGAGAGTTAGGCGCATTATGCGCAGGATCTCCGTGCGAATGGGTAAATTTGGCGAATTTTTGGCGGTTTTGGTGGGTTTTTTGCGGAGTTTGGGCAGTTTGAGAGTATTTTTGCTTAAGTATTCTTAGGAATACTTAGATCTGGGAAGGCTCTGGAGCTTGGCCTGTAAAAACTCGCTAGGTCGCTGAAATCTTTAGAGATCTCTGGAGTGAATTGTAACTTTACAGTCTCTTTACAGTCTTCTGGAGTCTGTCAACTAGACTCTGGAGTTCTCCAAAGTCTCTGGAATCTCTAAGAAGACTCTGGAGTAGAAGTAAATAATCTAATAATACTTAAGAAGACTCTAGAGTATTATCTAACTCGCAGGGGTGGGCAGGTGGCCAGGGGGGTACCCATATATATATACTAAATCTCATACATTTTACAGAACTTTGGAGTGTCAACTAGATTCTGGAGGGCTTTGGACGGGGACTCTGAAGTGTTTCTGCGGGGCTTTAAAGTATTTATATATACTATATGTAACCCCGGTGGGCTTACAATTAGTATAGTGTTGATAGGTGGTTTTGTCAAGTATTTTATTAAAAAAGTAGTTGACAAAACCGCTATCCATGCCTATAATATAAAACATGACTAAAAAACACTTGACAGAAAAGCAGCAAAACTTTCTAGGCCATCTTGTAGAAGTAGGGGGTGATCCAAAGAAAGCAGCAGAACTCGCAGGTTACTCTGGGAATCATTGGCAGGTTACCAAGTCACTAAAGAATGAAATTATAGACCTAGCGTCAAATATCCTAGCACAATCTGCTCCACAAGCTGCACTTAAATTAACTGAGGTTATGAACTCTGATCAGCCAGTTCCTCAAGCCAATATACGACTTCAAGCAGCACAAACAATATTAGATCGTATTGGACTAGGTAAAACTGACAGATTAGATGTTAACCATACTGTACAAGGTGGTGTTTTTATACTACCTGCTAAAGAAGAGGTTATAATTGAGCAGACGGAAACTCAGTAGTGTTATACCTTTTGGATATGTAATTTCAAAAGACCATCCATCCCTATTAGATGAAGTTCCAGAGCAAATAGAAGCTTTAGAAGAAATATCTAATTTAGTAATGGACAAGGTACTTAGCCTACGTGAGGGTGCTACTTGGTTAGAACATAAAACAGGTAGAAAAATTAGTCATCAAGGATTAAAGAAGATTATAGATGGACGATTGGGAACTTAATCCAGATAACTATTTAAAAGACGAGGACGGTAACTTTATACTTAAAGTAGACGGTACTCCTCGTAAAAAGGGTGGTCGTAAGAAAGGTACACCCTCTAGAGGATATAATTATCACTCTAAAACTAAAGCTAGAATAGAAGCTAATAGGGCTGTAAGAAAAAAAGAAAAGCTAATAGCAAAAACAGAGTCAAAGCTAAAAGCACATAAAAGCTCTTTAAAAACTTCTAAGTCTACACTTGCTAAACTAGATAATAAAGAAGTATCTACTGAAGGTAAGTTAATAACTTCAGATAAGATTGAAGAACTACCTGTACAGTTACAGAAAGAATTAGAAGATCAGAATGTAATCTTTTCTCCTAATGACGGGCCGCAGACAGACTTCTTAGCGGCTCCTGAGACTGATGTACTGTACGGTGGCGCAGCAGGGGGTGGTAAGTCCTATGCTATGCTTGTAGATCCCCTGAGATTCGCTCATAGGGCTGCTCACAGGGCCTTAGTACTAAGAAGGTCTATGCCTGAACTCAGGGAACTTATAGATAAGTCTAGGGAGTTATACCCGAAGGCTTTTCCGGGTTGTAAGTTCAGAGAAGTTGAAAAGATCTGGACTTTTCCATCAGGAGCTAAACTAGAGTTTGGGTTCCTTGAGCGAGATGCAGATGTGTACAGATACCAAGGCCAAGCTTATTCATGGATTGGTTTTGACGAAATCACACATTTAAGTACGGAATTCTCATGGAACTACTTAGCATCACGACTAAGAACAACAGACCCTGATATTACCCCATACATGCGTTGTACAGCTAACCCCGGTGGTGCTGGTGCAACATGGGTTAAGAAGCGTTATGTGAACCCATCAGAGCCTAATGAAAGCTTTGTTGGTGCAGATGGCTTGACACGACGATTCATACCTGCTAGACTTGAAGATAATCCATATCTTGCTAAAGATGGAAGATATGAGCAGATGCTAAAAGCCTTGCCAGATGTGCAACGTAGACAGTTACTAGAAGGTAATTGGGATATAACAGAGGGCGCTGCCTTCACTGAGTTTGATATAGGAGTACATGTTATCCCTCCTTTTGAAATCCCAATAGGTTGGGAAAGGGTAAAAGGTATAGACTATGGTTACGCTTCTGAGAGTGCTTGTATTTGGGGTTGTGTTGATCCTTCTGATGGCACCCTTATAATTTATAGGGAGTTATATCGTAAAGGTCTTACAGGTGAAGATCTTGCTGTTATAATAACAAACATGGAACTAGAAGATCCTTTTTCTGTTCAAGGTGTACTAGATACAGCAGCATGGAACAGAACAGGTACTACAGGCCCTACAGTTGGAGAAACACTACAACGAGGTGGGCATAAGCTGCGAAGAGCAGATAAAAATAGGATTCAGGGTAAGATTCAAATACATGAATACTTGCGAGTACAGCCAAGTGGCAGACCAAAAATACAGATATTTAGTAGCTGCCCTAACTTGATAAGAGAACTACAAAGTATACCATTGGACAAGTCTAATCCTGAAGATGTCGATACACATGCACCTGACCATGCATATGATGCATTAAGGTACTTAATTATGTCAAGACCTAGAGTTAATGACATATTTAACCAGTTTAGACACATGAGGATGGAACAGGCTTATACGCCAGTTGATTCAGAATTTGGATATTAGGAGAAACATATGACTAACCCAGTTGTAGATATACGAGATACGGGGCGTAACTCAGCGAAGTCGCTAGACGTTCAAGCCCTTTCAGATAATGTTATTACTTCAGCAACGTCTGCTACTACAGGCACTATTGCTGTAACGGCTAACGCTACTTATGATGTTAGCTTTACTCAACCTGCTGACACTTCAATCAAAAATCTTATTATGATTGCTAACGGTAACTTGGTTACTGGTGGTTCTTCAGGTGATGATATTGATTTTGACTTAGGAACAGCAGCAGGTGGTGGACAGATTATTGATGAAAAAGCTATTGCGGACGATGGTGGCAGTGCTGTTACTATTACAGCTAACACCCCTCTTTATATTATTGATAATGGAATTCCTGCCGCAGCTAATGGCTTTTCTACCATGAATGGTGGTCCAGCTACTTCAGAAGCCATGACACTTGCTGGTTCTTTGTATAGTGCTGCTGCACGTACACTGCACATTCGCTTAAAGCCTCTTGCAAGTGACTTAGCGACAGCAGCAACCACTGTTACTTTTTTAATTGAGTTCCAACATCTTGGTGTAACTCCAGACTAGTAAATTATGGCTGAAAATAACTTAACATCAAACGAACTTTACTTTGAAGAAGTAGAAGACGAACAGGGAATAAACCTGACTCTTGAAGAAAATTTACAAAATAATCTTGTAGGTTTAATTGAAGACAGGTTTGTTTCCGCTGAGTCTGCGCGAGATTTAGATGAGTCACGATGGCTTGCAGCCTACCACAATTATCGTGGGCTGTATGGTAAAAATATAAGATTTCGTGAATCTGAAAAGTCTAGAGTGTTTGTAAAGATTACAAAGACTAAAGTGCTTGCTGCATATGGTCAGCTTGTAGATGTTATATTTGGAGCTAATAAGTTTCCAATAGGGATTAGTGAAACTAAAATGCCAGAGGGTGTTTCAGAACACGCTCATTTAGACACAAAGAATCCCGTACCCGGAATTGAAACTTCTATGGATGATGCTGTAGAAGAAGTAGAGAACCCCTATGACGTAGGTTATGAAGGCGATGGTCGAACACTAAAGCCGGGAGCAACTTACGGTACAGGGAAATTTGAAGAACAAAGAGTAGAAGAACTTGCAGAAGACAGTCTTGTAGAAGGTCTATCCGCAATTCCAGAAATGTTAGAAGTTAGTCCAGCACAAGAAGCTGCTAGACGAATGGAAAAGCTTATACACGATCAGATTGAAGAATCTAATGGTGCTAGTGAAATAAGAAACTCTTTGTTTGAAGCAGCGTTGTTTGGGACAGGTATTGTAAAAGGCCCATTCAACTTTAACAAGACTCTTAATCGCTGGACAAAAAATGAAGACGGAGAAAGAACTTATAGTCCTATATCTGTTAGAGTTCCGCGTATAGAGTTTGTAAGTATATGGGATTTCTTTCCTGATCCTAATGCAACTACAA